TGATGGGCCAGACTTTTCTTCATCCAGCTGGTGCGCTTCGATCAACTCCAGTGCTAGCGGTACACGGCCAGCACCCATCGGTTGCCGCACGATCCTGACCAGGCATTCGCCAGATTCCGGCAAGCTGCCGGCAATCATCATCTCGAACCCGTGAAAACTCAACCGGCCTGCTACATCACACGTATCCGGCCGACACCACCGCCGCCAGGCTTCTTCCATCAGTCGGCATCGACGGGTATCCTTTTCCGTACCGTTTGCCTTCATGATCTGCGCCTGCATCTGGATCCCACGTGGACCCACCACATTGATCTGCGTGGTGCGCTTCGCCTGTCGTGCATATGGATTATCACGACACAACTGATGCGCACGGTCACGTAGGACCGTCAGGCTGACGCGTAGCTCGGCATCAGCTGAGGTGGTCGGTGCAATCAGGTCATGCAGCAACCTGTTGCGGCGTGCACCTTCATACATCCGCCGGCCTTCAGCGCGACCGTAGCGGGTGGTCAGGATCTGCCTTGCAAACCAGCTACGAATACCCATCACACCACCCCGTTGAACCGCACATACAGCTTGCGTGGATCACCCATACCCTGTGCGATCATCTCAGCTCGTTTCTCGCGTGCTACTTCAGCCTTCAGCCGATCACGCCATTTGATCAGTTCAGCCAGATCCGCACGTCGTACCTTACGGCCACCATTACCCAGCGAGCCGATCTGATATTCCTGTGCACCAGTTGTCAGCGCACGGATTGCTGCTTCAACATCGGCTAGATCTTTCTGCGCCTGGCTGCGATCATCAAATGCAGCAGCACTACCGCTGAATGCAAGACTACGCCGAACCAGCAGACTACCGCGACCGGTGGTCAGTGGTGCGCCATCAACCGTTGAAACGATCTGCAGTTCCCAGTCACCTGCCGCCATCGCAGTGGTGGTCGCAGCGCTTAAGCTGACCTTCCAACCATCCAGCGTGTCAGTCGCTGTTACTTCAACGCCAGCGCCTGCTGCAGCACCACGTAGCCAGACCTTTACCGCTGTGGCATCTGGATGCACACGGGATTCAATCCAGCTGATCCCATCACCCTGATAAAACTCAGCCGGTTGGCCCATTAGATGACCTTGAAACTACGCTGGCGTCTTGCTGCCGGCTGGCCTTTAGAGCCTACCGAGGCCGTCAGCTGCGCTTCCAGCTGATCCCACATCGTCGCCCGGTTGTAGCGACGTTTCAACAACTCCAACATCGCCATACAGTACACCTTCAAGTCGAGTGGTTCGTTCCTGGCGCCGCTAGGTTTCACCCATTCCAACACCTGAAACCCTTTCACGTACCTTGGCTGCAGTCGTTCACACGTAAGACCCTGTAAATACTCTTCGGTAGTGGCATCATCAAAGTTGATATACCCGGCACCAGGTTCGTCAATCTTCAGCCGGCTGTAAATCGTACGTTTGATCGCATGGGTGCCGATCATGTACAACGTCACGCCACCCTTCACAGTCTTGCCCTTGAAGTTCAGATCTTGTTTCGTACCCTTGCCGATCACTGGCGCATTCTTCTGGCTGCTGCCCTTGATCGCTACCACACCATCCTTGACGTACTCACGGCAATATCCATACCCTTCACTGGTGTAGTGGCCGCCGGTATCCACTGCGCAATGCACCGCCTTCAGTTTGCCACCATTCGCGTGCGGCCATTCAATCTCACGGATCGTCGTCACCTGCTCCCAGACGTGATCCTGTCCTGGATCACCATCAATCTTCTGATGCCAGATCCGCCAGGCCTGATCGCCACGGCCATAACCCCACACTGACACCTCCAGCCAGGTGTCCTGCACATCAACCGCCATCACAACCGTCAGCACGCCATCAGGGCAGGTGCCAGCGCCGTAGCCGCCGACCCTGGCCATCAGCCCATCAGCGCTTACCTTCGCCAGGCTTTCATCTTCCCAGGCCTCCGCCGCCCGTTTATTCACCCAGCCCTTCAGCAGCAACGGGTCATTCTTCGCTCGCAGGAACTCATCACGGATCTTCTCCCAGCTCAACCACCCATACGGCGCATACCATCCGGGCAGGTGGAATCCTGCGGTCTCACCATCACCCTTCGCGGTCGGCTGCCAGATACCACCGGCCAGCATCGTGGTTTTGTGGTGCTGCGCTACCCGTTCACCGCATAGCGGGCACTGGCAGAACACCTCACCATCAGGTGTGTCCCACACCATATGCGGCCATTCCAGCACCGCCTGTTTCCCGCAGCATGGCATCAGCGCCGCATAACGCCTGCGATCTGATCGTGTTTCGAATTCCCATGTGATCCGGCACGCACCACGGCTGCCAGGTGTGCTGGTCACCAGCGCCTTGCGATCCGGGAAGTTCGTCTGCCGGGCCTCGGCGTTCTCCAGCGGGTCGCCCTTGTCATCCATCTCCAACGGCAGGCTCGACACCTCATCAGCCCATACGTTCTGCGCTGGCATCCCCTGCGCTGCGCTGCCGCTATTGCCGCCAATGATGCTCACCAGCATGTCGCCCTGGAACTCCTTCAGGAACATGGCATTTGCCGCATCCCGAGACTTGGTGCTCATCTGCTTGGCTGCTACCGCTGGTGAGTCGGTAAACAACGGCGTAAGGCGCTGCCGGATCTGACGTTTAGCGAAGCTCTCGGTCGGGAACATCGCCAGGAACGGCGACGGATCCAACGCGATCGTCCGGCCCAGCCAGTTCAAGCCCACTTCCGTCTTGCCGGTCTGGCTGCCGAAGATCAGCACCACACGTTTGATCCGCTTTTCCTTGGGGCTGAGCAGGTCCATTGGTTCACGCAGGTACGGCACACGATCCGTACGCCACTGCCCCGGCTCTGAGCTGCTACGACGCGTAAGCTGCCGTTCAGTATCGGCCCACTCGCTAACCGTCAGATCCAGCGGTGGCTGCAGCGCTTCGATGAACGCTCGCCGGTACAGCAGGGCACCATCAAGCGGCTTCACTTTGCAGCCCCCTTAGCGCGTTGTTGATTTCAGCCTCCAGTAGATCACGAATAGCCTGGGCGTCCTGCATCGTGGCCAGCTTCGACGCATTGCGGCCCGGAATGATAATCAGCAAATCACGCACCTGCTTCGCCAAACGGGCCGCTTCCTGCTTTACGTCATCGGCAGAAATGAGTTCTCTTTTCTCTCGCTGTAGCTCCAGCCGGGTTAGCTCAGCCTCGTAGACTGCCTTTGCTCGCTTGGCCTGTGCTAGCGATGGCCCGCCGCCTTCCGGATGCGGCTGGCGGGTGCTGGGCGGTTCTGGCAGCGGCGGCTCCGGCCCGTTATCGGGCATGTTATTGGTGTTGCCGGCCCACTGCGCATCGGCCAGCGGCGCATCGATCTGCCAGCGGCCATTCACCTTCCGCACGGCAGGCTCGGTCAGACGGCCGGTGTCGATCGCCTTGAGCACTGCTACGTGGCTGGTGCCACGAAGGCCCCGCGCCTTTCGGTGCTTGGCGTAGGCCTCCAGGTTCATGCGTCAGCCGGGAACGGTTCGCCGGTGCTCTCAAGCGTGGCAGTCTTGCCGGTGAATGCTTGCCAGCGCTTGACGATCACGTCGCAGTAGCGCGGGTCCAGCTCCATGAGTCGAGCTACGCGGCCAGCCTTGTGAGCCGCTATCGCCGTGGTGCCTGAGCCGCCAAAGAGGTCCAGCACCACCCCACCGCGCTTGGTGCTGTTCTCCAGTTGGTACTGGAACAGCTCCAGTGGCTTCATGGTCGGGTGATCGCCGTTGCGGCTTGGCTTGTCGAACTCAAGCACCGTTGTTTGCGAGCGGTCGCTACCCCAGAAATGCCCAGCGCCTTCCTTCCAGCCATAAAGGCAAGGCTCGTGCTTCCACTGGTAGTCCTGCCGACCCATCACTAGGCTGCTCTTTTTCCAGATCAGACACTGCCGCACTTGCCAGCCAACATCGCGAGCAGCGCCGCGAAAGTTGTATCCCTCCGAATCAGCGTGCCAGATGTAGAACACCGCGCCAGGCTTCATCACAGCATCAGCCGCCGAATAGACGTCACGCAGGAATTGGCGGAAGTCCTTGTCGCTCATGTCGTCATTCAGGATCGTCATTTTCTCTGCCGTCCCGCCCTCGTAGGCCACGTTGTAGGGCGGGTCGGTCAGAAGCAGGTCTGCCTTGCCGTCATCCATTAGCTGCTCGACCGCCTCGATCGATGTGCTATCCCCGCACATCACCCGGTGCTTACCCAGCAGCCACACGTCGCCCGGCTTGCTCACAGGATCGGCCGGTGGCTCCGGCACCGCATCGGCGTCCGCATCCTCGGGCGGCAGCTGCTCCACCTCCGGCAGTAGCCCCGCCAGCTCTTCATCGCTCCAGCCCAGCAGGCTCAGGTCGAACTCCTCCAGCTGCAGCGCCTCCAGCTCAGCGCCCAGGATCGAGTCATCCCACCCCGCATTCAGCGCCAGCTTGTTGTCCGCCAGCACATAGGCCCGGCGCTGCGTCGGCGTCAGGTGGTCGAGCACCACCACCGGCACCTCAGTCAGCCCCAGATCCTTCGCCGCGGCCAGCCGGCCATGGCCTGCCAGGATCCCGTCATCGCTGGCCACCAGGATCGGGTTGGTGAAGCCGAACTCCTGAATTGAGGCCGCGATCTGCGCTACCTGCTCAGCACTATGGGTCCGTGCATTGCGCTCATACGGCACCAGCCGCTCAATCGGCCAGCGCTCCAGCTTCTCCGGCAACAAAACCTTTGCCATCAATTTGGCTCTTGTAACCACAAGGTTACAGATCCGGAACCACTGCTGTCAACAGGGGTTTGGACCATCGATTTGCCGTTTCATCATCTGCTTGGTGACAATGCCGGTTACGAAATCAGATCTTCTGTAACCGATTCTCAATACGCCCGCTAGGGAAACCGTGCGCGGCCGAAAAAAC